AACTTGTCGCGTATCACCTCGACCACTGCATGGTGGATCCAGACTGATGCGCCTGAAGGCTTGAAGCTTGCAATGCGTCGCGGTCTTGAGAAGAGCATGGAAGGTGATTTCGAAACCGACAGCATGCGCTACAAGGCCACTGAGCGTTACAACTTCGGTTGGACCGATCCACGCGGCGTATACGGTACGGCTGGCATCTAATCGGGTTGGGGGACTTCGGTCCCCCTCCCTTCTCTAAAGGAGAAACTAAATGTCACAAACTACTTGGAGCGGACCTCTTGCCTCCGGCGATATTAACGCTGGTGAAGCAGGCGGACCAAACATCGGTCTCGCGGTTCTTTCACAGACCGTGTTGATCAACTTCGACGCCACACTCGTGCAGAATGCTTCCGTCTTCTTGCCTGCAAACTCGCAGCTTGTCGACGTGTTCACTGACGTCCTCACGCCGTACAACAGCGCCACCTCGGCGACGCTGTCTGTCGGTACGGCATCAGGCGGCACGCAGTACGTCACCTCAGTCAACGCCAAGACGGGCGGTCGCAACACGACATCCCACACGGCGGCTCAGGCTACCGCAATGGCGAATATCGGCAACAACACCACCGTTGTTGCTACCGTTACGTCAGTCGGCCAACCTACGGCTGGTCAGGTACGTGTAACGTACTTGTACGTGCAAACAACGGCTAATGACTAAGCGTTAGTCTTGTGTTATGATGCGTGCGGGTAGCAGATTGGAAGTCCCTGTTACCCGCCGCATTTTCTAAGGAACAAAATATGCGCCAGATTGTTGTAACCTTGAGCGACGCCAGCGGTGGCGCTAAGAATTCCGTCCCCATTCCACTCGACATCCACGGACGTCCCGACGTTTCGCTTCAGGTAGCCGTAACCGGCACCGCGAACTGGACGTTGCAGCAGACACTCGACAACCCATTTGATACGGCCGCAGGGTCCATCGTCTGGGTGAACCACCCCGATCCAAACATGGTCGCGCAGACCGTCACCCGTCAGGGCAACTACGCCTACATCCCAGCGGCTGTGCGCTTGCAGCTTTCCAGCGGCAGCGGATCGGCCAAACTGACGATTGTTCAGTCCGGCGACAACAGGGCCTAATCGGTGTCCGTAGGGCTGTACAGCGGCGTATCTGGGCTGGCCCTTGGCACCGGCCTGTACAAGAACGTCTCGGGCCTGTGGGGCGGTGCGTCCGGGCTTATCGACGGCTTTGCTGGAACCAGCCCGTTTAGTGGCGCGTCGCTGTATCTGAACTTCCTAGCCGGTGCGCCGCTTGACAGCCGCGTTACGTTCACACGCGGCAGCAATGCCACGCTGGTGGATAGCACGGGCAAGATCACTTACGCTCCGGCGAATTTGTTGCTGCAATCGCAGACGTTTGATAACGCTGCTTGGGTAAAGTCTGGGCTAAACACGACCGGAACTCCTGCGTATATTGACGTAGCTGTTTCACCAGACGGTACGCAAAATGCCGATTTTATGATTGAGGACACTGCTAATTCACAACACACTACGCGTGTTTCAGCTAGTTTATCCGCTACTACAACCCATACATATTCATTTTTTGCTAAAGCTGCTGGCCGGACAAATGTAAGCGTAAATAGGTTTAACTCAGGTGTTGTTCCGTCTTTTGACCATACATTTACACTTACCGGATCAGGGGCTTCTTCTGGCGGCACAGTGACTGCGCTTTCAAATGGTTGGTATCGCTGCTCTGGTTCTTTTACAACAACTGGCGCTGGCGTTGGTGGGTTTATTATTCTTTTATCTGATGGAACCGGAACTACATACACAGGCGACGGCACCAGCGGTATTTTCATCTGGGGCGCACAACTCGAACCAGTAACCTACCAGACCACCCCGTCCACCTACGTCGCCACAACGTCAGCGGCATATTACGGCCCGCGCTTTGATTACGACCCTGTAACGCTTGCGGCAAAGGGCTTGCTGATCGAAGAGCAGCGGACGAATTTGGCGCTGTATTCGGAGCAGTTCGACAACGCAGCTTGGACGAAGACGGCGGCGACTGTAACTGCCAATGCTACGGCATCGCCGGATGGAACAAGCAACGCGGATAAACTTGTAGAGGATACTAGCACCTCGCAGCACAGGACTGACCAAACGCCTACATCTCTTGCAGGCGCGCAGACATTTTCTGTTTTTGCAAAAGCAGCAGAGCGGGCGTTTATGGGGCTACGCATAGGGTCAATAGGTTGCGGATTTAACCTTAGCAACGGAACCACATACGCAATTTCTGCTGGTGTCACCGCAACCATAGTCTCGGCGGGTGACGGGTGGTATCGCTGTTCAATAAGTGTTTCTTCCGCCTCGGCTAACGACACTTGTCGTATAGGTCTGGCACAAACTGCCGGCACCCTATCACCCAGCTACACAGGCGACGGCACTTCAGGCCTTTTTATCTGGGGCGCACAACTCGAAGCCGGTGCATTCGCCACCAGCTACATCCCCACAGTTGCCAGCCAAGTAACGCGCAGCGCAGACGTTGCGACCATGACAGGCACGAACTTCTCTAGCTGGTATAACGCTGCTGAAGGTAGCTTTGTATTTGAAGGTTCAACGCAACTTGAAGCAACAAGGCACTTTCTTAACGGACAGACAACCAATGACCGCTTTTTATCGTCATCCGCCGCTGGCTCTATCAGCATAAGCGACTTAACAAACTCAGCCGTTGGTGGAATTATTGCGGCTAACACCACATTTAAGGCTGCTGTTTCTTACGGATTAGGGGGGTTGGCGGCTTCGCTTAATGGCGGCACAGCAGGGACAAGCGCGTACAGCGGAGTTTTTGCCTCTGTCAATGAGCTTCAAATTGGTCGGCGTGGGGCGCTTTATATAATCGGCCACATCCGCCAAATCGCGTACTACAACACGCGGCTTACAAACACCGAGTTGCAGACGCTCACCGCACCGCAGATGATTACGACACTCAGCCTCGATTTCATCAACGGAATATACGACGCATGACAAACTATACCTTCGACCAGCTTCTCGACTTCACGCGCACAACGTCAGGCACGTTCGTCGGCAGCAATGGGCTGATCCAGACCACGCCAGCCAGCGTGAACTTGCTGTTGCAGACGCAGCAGTTTGATAACGCTGCTTGGTCGAAGGTCCGGACCACCATAACAGCCAACTCGACTGTTGCGCCTGACGGCACTTCTACGGCTGACAAATTGGTTGAGGACACGACTGCGTCTAGCACTCATTTTACAAGCCAAAGCGCCAATTACACGGCTGGCACTACATATACGCTCAGTGTGTCAGTTAAGGCAGCGGAGCGGAGTTGGTTTGATATTCAACTTCCTGCCGCCCTTATGGGGACAATACGAAACGCTTTCTTTGATGTTAGTAACGGGACTGTAGGGACAGTAACGAGCGGGGTCACAGCGGCAATCGTTTCCACAGGTAATGGCTGGTATCGCTGTTCGGTTACATTCACGCCTACCGCAAGCGCGGGCACGGGTTCCGCATTTTTGTTGGCAAATGCTGACAATTCCATTTCCTACACAGGTGACGGCACTTCAGGTTTGTTCCTCTGGGGCGCACAGCTTGAAGCTGTCCCCGCCGCCAATCTGGTGTTGGGCAGTGAGCTTGTCACGAACCCCGGCCCGTTCTCTGATACGACCGGATGGACTGCTGCGCTAGGTACGCTTTCCACTTCTTCTGGTTCGCTTGTGTTGACTGTCCCAGTGGGTGGTACTTCCGCCCGTGCGGTTTCGTCTGCCATGAGCGGTCTGACTATCGGGGCCACATACTACATAAGTGTTTCTGGCGTTTCTGGAACCGCGGCAGCTAAAAGTATTCGCATCACGACGAACGCAGATGGAAGCACGGGGGCTTTGTTTACGCAATTAATCACGGGAACTTCAATAACGTACAGCTTTGTGGCTACTGCGACCACACACTACCTTGCCTTAATCGTGACTGGTGCAGCAGAAAACCAGACGTTCTCTGTATCTCAGGCGTCTGTGAAGCAGATCACCGCAGTCACGGGCATGCCGTCCACCTACACACGCAACAACGGCGGCAGGTTCCCGCCACGCTTTGACTACGACCCCGTCACGCTCCAGCCAAAGGGCATCCTGATCGAAGAGGCGCGGACGAATTTGGTGACGTACAGTGAGCAGTTTGATAACGCGGCTTGGTCTAAAATAAACTCTACAATCACACCGGATGTGACAACGTCACCAGACGGAACTGTAGATGCAGAGAAGATGATCGCCGCCGACGGAATTGCACTAAATTCTTCTTCCATACGCAGTGCGTCAATCTCCAAGAGCGCAGTTGCGACAACATACACCTACACCGCTTACGCAAAAGCCTCTGAGTTCAATCGCGTTAGGCTCTACGTTCAAGATGCGGCAACAACGGCAAACATCTCAGATGTCACTGTATCCCTTGTAGACGGAAGCATAACCAGCGCCGCACGAACAATAGGCGCGTTTTCTTCTGCCAGTGCTGTTGTGCTTAATGCGGGCGCTGGTTGGTGGCGCGTCTGCCTTACATTTACTTCGTCAACAGAAACGGCTTTGTTTGCCCGCATCTACACTGCCGACAGCGTTGCCGCAACAGGCGACGGCACAAGCGGCATCTTCATTTACGGCGCACAAGTCGAAGCCGGAGCATTCGCCACAAGCTATATCCCCACGGTCGCAAGCCAAGTAACACGCGCCGCTGACCAGTGCGCCATCGTCGCACCGATGTTCGCGCCTTGGTACAACCAGAGCGAGGGGACGTTGGTTTCTGAGTTTAGTTCGTTCTCGCCAACCAGCGCCAGCAACGCCGCTTGGACTATTTCTGACGAGACGAACTCCAACCGTTGGTTTGCTTTTGCAGTAAGCAGCACCATCAGGAGCTTTATGGCGACTGGGGGCGTGACACAGGCCAGTATTGATGTTGGTACTTATGCAGCTAACACAGTGTTTAAATCGGCATTTGCAATCAGCGCAAACTCGGTTCAATCCGCTGTTAACGGAACTCTTGGCACTGAAGACACCGCCGCAACCGTGCCAACGGTTGTAAGGCTGACAGTTGGTGCTTCCGCAATTGCCACAACGAATTTCCTCAACGGCCACATCCGCTCCATCCAATATTACCCCGTCCGTCTTGCGGACTTCCAACTACAGGCTTTGACAGCATGACCGACCTATATCTTAAAGCACCCACCCAAGAGGACATGGACGCCGCGTTGCTTGAGGCAGGCGTCATTGACGACGAGGGCAACCCAACGCCGGACTTCTCCGTTGACCAGATCGGTCCATTCACGAAGGTCATTGGCTACGACGCAGAGGGCGAGCCGATTGTCGAGAATTATCCCGACTGGCACACCAACCTTCGCGGTAGTTTTGACGAAGAGCAGTTGGCTTTGCTGACGCCGCTCAGCGTTGAACCGTCGATACCATACCGCGTGTGGGCATGAGCGACCTTTCCGTCAAACGTGGCGCGTGGACCCGCAAGGAGGGTCAGAACCCCGAGGGCGGCCTCAACGCCAAGGGCCGCGCGTCGCTGCGCGCTCAGGGCCAAGACATCAAGCCACCCGTCAGCGCCAAGCAGGCGAAGAAATCACCTAAGTCAGCAGCCCGCCGTAAGTCATTCTGCGCACGCATGTCTGGCATGCCGGGGCCGATGAAGGACGGCAAGGGCCGTCCGACACGCAAGGCGCTATCACTTCGTAAATGGGATTGTTGATATGAGCGATTTAGCCGTCTGGGACAAGAAGCGCCCGAAGGATCTTGGCAAGCCGAAAGACTTGTCGGTTAAGAAGAAGAAATCCGCTAAGGCGCGTGCCAAGGCGGCCGGACGCCCCTACCCGAACGCTGTTGATAATATCGCCGTGGCGAGGAAAAAGTGACGGAAAAATACTGCAAAACTTGTGACGCGACAAAGCCTATCGGAGATTTCTGGAAGGGCCAGTCCGCTTGCATCCCATGCAGTAAGCACAAACAGAAAACTTGTTGGGGCAGCCGCACTCCACTTAAACGGTTGGAACAGCACCTGAAGTACAAATACGGCATTTCGCACGCCGAGTTCTCAAAGGCTTGGGGAGATCAATCAGGCAACTGCGCGATATGCGAAACTGAATTGCCAGACCTTATGGTGTACGACAATCGTCGGCGCGGATACGCCATAGACCACAACCACGAGACAGGCGAGTTTAGGGGCATTCTTTGCTTAAAATGTAATTCGCTTCTTGGTATGGCATCGGAAAGCACTGACGTGCTACAGTCCGCAATAAAGTATTTAACAGCCAGAGGCTCATACGCTGCGGCCCGCAAGAAAGGTAAGTAAAATGGACGGTTTCAAAGACAGCACCAAGGTGAAGTACATGTGCGGCGGACCAGTGAAGAAAGCCACTGGCGGCGTCGTAAAGAAGTTTGATGGCGGCGGCGTGTACAACGAGCGCGGCAAACGCGCGACGGTCGCCGAGGTCGCGGCAGAAGGCCGCCGCGTGGAAAACGAAATGGCTGCGCGTACGGCGAAGCGCAAGCCACCCGCCGAAGGTATCTCAACCCGCCCAACTGACGCCAGCGGCCGTCGCATGACGAACGCAGAACTCGGCATGACACCGGGCGGCGTGAGCCCCGCCAAGAAGGCACCAGCAAAAAGCATGAATAGTGCGGCTGAACTCGGAGCCCTCGCCGCCAAGAAGAAGAAGGCCGTTCCCGCGCACAGCGACCGTCCGATGATACGCCTCCCAATCCCGCGCAGCAAGGGTGGCCTCATGGCAATGCCAAAGGGCAAGTGCTAATAACATCTAAGGCAGTCTCGGTATTGTAGCCGAGACTGCTTTCGTGTATGCGTGTCAGGTCAGAAATGCGCGCTCACGCTTGCGCGCTGCTGCGTTGAAACAGCGAGCAAAAACTTATGGCCTATTCAAACACAGTATCGCAGACGGTTTTCAATACCCGCAAAGTTATTGAAAATGCGGCGCGCCGCTGCAAACTGCCCGCGCAGTCGTTGACGCCCGAGCATGTGGACATCGCAAACGACCAGCTTTTCATGCTGCTGTCGGACCTGTCCAATCGCGGCATCCAGCTCTGGTGCATCGACAAGCAAATATACCCGCTCTACAACGGCGTTGGCGACGTCACCCTCGTCACCGGCACGCTCGACGTCCTGAACAGCAACTTGCGCACGCTGCAGCAAGTCACCGGCATCAATTACGACACGTCAACGGCACGTGAAGTAAACTTCACCACACCAACATTCGTCACCACCGTCGGCGTTAAGTGGGCGGCGGACGCCGTTCCGCTTGCCCTTGAGCGTAGCGATGACGGCATAACGTGGACCGTTGTCCAGACAGAAACACCGTCCGCAACGGCCGGACAGTGGACGTGGTTCGACCTCGAAAGCAGCGTCGCGACGACATTCTTCCGCGTACGCGCAACATCAGGCACTTTGAGCTTCAGCCGCGTGTATCTCGCCAACACGCCGACCGAAATCCCGCTGGCACGCCTCAACCGCGACGACTACACGAACTTACCAAATAAGTCGTTTCAGTCGAACCGACCCTTGCAATACTGGTTCGACCGTCAGGTTCAGCAGCCAATAATGCACCTGTGGCCGGTACCAAATCAAGAGGCCGAAGTGTACCAAATCGTCCTGTGGCGTCAGCGCTACATCATGGACGTAGGCACCATGACGGAAGAGATCGAAGTCCCGCAGCGCTGGTACGAGGCGATTGTGGCCATGCTCGCCGCGCGTCTGGCATTGGAGTATCTCGAAGTCGACCCAAGCATGATCTCGATGCTTGACGCGAAGGCCAAGGAGAGCCTGTACTTCGCGCAGCAAGAAGAGCGGGACAACAGCCCGATGATGATCCTGCCAAATATCGCAATGTATACGCGCTAAATGCCAGTAGAGGGCTTTCTCGACACGCGCGGAAAGAAGTGGCTGGCCGTAGGCCTCTGCGACCGATGCAAGCGCAAATTCCCCTTGGAGGAGTTGTGGAGCGACCGCAACAACCCAGCGCTGAAGGTGTGCCGAGACGACCTCGACGATTATGATCCGTATCGCTTGCCCGCACGAGCCGGTGAGCAGATTGCTTTGCGATACCCCCGTCCCGATGAGGCATTGAGCTGATGCCGCTGTACCTCAACACGCGCGGCAACCCGACACTGGGCATCGGCATTTGCGGTCGTTGCAGCCGCAAGTTCCCGCTGCACATGCTGCACTCCGATTACAATTCGCCGGGCTTGCGCGTCTGCGATGCCGACCGAGACCACCTCGACCCATATCGCTTGCCTGCACGCCAGACGGAGAACATCACGCTCCCGTTTATGCGTACGGACACGCCCATACCGACAAACCCCAGCGGCGTCATTGCTCAAAACGGGGACCAGTTCCTCATCACTGAAGATGGCGATGATTTCCTAATTTTCTTTGAGGATGACGAGCTGTGAGCGTTCCTACCAACTTAATTCCAACGCTAATTTCCGGCCTCCAAGAGTACACCGGCAACAGCACCCTCGGCTACATGCCGTACATCCTTGAGGGGCGGACGTATAAGGTCCAGTTCGCAAACATCGCTGCCGTCGGCGCGGTGCCGTCCACGCGCGTCATCGCGGCGGGCACGGGCCTCGCAGGCGGCGGGGATTTGTCCGAAAATCGCGTCATATCTATCGCGGCTGGCGGCGTTGGCTTCGACCAGCTCGCCCTGAGCGGCGTGGCGGCGGGCACGTACGGCTCGGGATCAGCAATTCCAGTCCTTACGGTCGACGCCAAGGGCCGCGTCACGAGCGCCAGCACGGTCGCGCTCGACGTTACGGGCTTCGTACCCACCAGCCGCACGATCACGGCAGGAAATGGCCTCACAGGCGGCGGCTCGCTTGCCAACAACATATCACTCGCAGTCAACTTCTCTGCGACAACGCCCTCGGCACTCGGTGTCGCCTCGGCAGGCATCGCCAACACCGTATCTCGCGGCGATCACGTTCACCCGGCGGTGAACCTGTCCGACACAACCCAAACCCAAGGCGCGCTCCCCTTGGGTCGCGGCGGCACTGGCGACGCCCTCTCTCCCGTTGCCGGTGCCGTCGTATACTCGACGGGTTCAAAGTTCGCGCTGACCAATCCCGGCATTGCGGGGCAAGTTCTTCTGTCTGGCGGCACGGACGAGCCGCAATGGGGGACAATCTCAGGCGTTGGCACGGTCACGAGTGTCAACTTGACGGCGGGCACAGGCATCAGCGTATCCGGCGGCCCGATAACAACCGCGGGCTCTATCAACGTCGTCAACACCGCGCCCGACCAAATTGTGTCGCTGACTGGCGCGGGTTTGACGTCCGTCACCGGTACATACCCGAATTTCACTATCACCTCCACGGGGGGCACAGGTACGGTGACGTCAGTCTCAGGCACCGGCTCCGTCAGCGGCCTGAGCCTGAGCGGCACAGTGACGTCCGCAGGTTCGCTGACACTCGGCGGGACGCTCGTCGTCACGCCATCCAACTTCGCGTCGCAGACGGCCAACACTGTCCTTGCAGCGCCAAACGGCTCGGCGGGCGTTCCGACGTTCCGCGCTATCGTTGCGGCGGACATACCGACGCTCAATCAGAATACGACCGGCACGGCCTCAAATGTCACTGGTGTTGTTGCGGTGGCCAACGGAGGCACAGGCGCGAGCATAGCAGCCACGGCGCGGTCGAACCTTAGCGCGGCGGCCTCTGGCGCGAACACCGACATCACGTCGATTGCGCTCACCACCGGTACGATCAGCGCGTCGCCAGTCAGTGGCACGGACATCGTCAACAAGCTCTACGCCGACAGTATCGCATCAGGCATCAACTTCCACCAGTCCGTGCGCTTGGCGACGGCTGCGGCTCTGCCCGCCAACACGTACAACAACGGCACCAGCGGTGTCGGCGCAACGCTTACGGCCAACGCTAACGGCGCGCTTACGGTCGATGGCGTGGCTGCGGTTGTGGGCAACCGTATCCTTGTCAAGAACGAGGCGACGCAGGCAAACAACGGCGTCTACACCGTCACGCAAGTCGGCAGCGGCGCTGCACCGTACATCCTCACCCGCGCAACGGACTTCGACAGCGCGGGCGCTGGCGTTGACCAGATTGACGCGGGCGACTTCTTCCTCGTCACGGCGGGATCGACGCAGTCCAACACGTCGTGGGTGCAGCAGACGCCGCTGCCAATCACGGTCGGCACGACGGCGCTTGTCTTCACGCAGTTCGCCGCGCCGGTCCTGTACTCAGCGGGCACTGGCCTCACGCTGGCCGGTACGGTCTTTAGCATCACAAACACGGGCGTAAGCGCAGCGACCTACGGCAGCGCGTCCTCCGTGCCTGTCGTTGCGGTCAACGCGCAGGGTCAGGCGACGAGCGTCACTAATACGCCTATCGCCATTGCCGCGTCGCAAATCACGTCTGGCGTACTTCCCGCAGCCAACGGCGGAACGGGGCTATCTTCACCGGGCACCTCGGGCAACGTCCTCACCAGCAACGGAACCGCGTGGGTGTCACAGCTCCCATCAGCCGGTGGCATTACGTACACTGCGGTCAAGACGTCTAACTATACCGCTGCCAACAATGATGGCGTGCAAACCAACACCAGTGGTGGCGCGTTCACTGTTACGCTTCCAGCCACTCCGTCTGTTGGCGCGCAGGTATTTGTCATTGATACCTCAAGCTCGTGGGCCACAAACAACCTCACGGTTGGCCGCAATGGCTCAACTATCGAGGGCTTGGCTGAAGATCTTGTCTGCAACATTTCCAATGTCAGCGTCCAGCTTGTCTATAGCGGCACGACTTGGAACGCGTTTGCACAAGTAGGCGGCGCGGGCGCGGGTGTTGTTTCGGCATCGGGCGGTGGTACGGGGCTAACTTCCTCAGGTACTGCCGGAAACGTTTTGACCAGTGACGGCACTGGCTGGACGTCTGCTGCACCGATAGCAGCGTACCCGCAAAACATACAAAGCAGCAACTATACGCTAGTTCTTGGCGATGCCGGTAAACAGATATATTCTGCCAATACTGGTGCGCAGACCATCACGATACCAACCAATGCGTCGGTGGCGTTCCCTATCGGAACCATAATTACTCTGTTCAACATGGGTACAAGCACAATTACCCTAAGCGTAGCTGGTGTTTCGGTTTATCAAATTGGGAGCACGACAGCCGTAACAAGCCCTAAGATAGCCTCTGGTGTACCCGTACAGTTGGTAAAGACTGGTACGAACGCGTGGAACATACTCACAGGCACGTTAACAACATCCACTACCGCCTCTTACCTGATTGCCGCTGGTGGCGGTTCAGGTGGCTCAAACGATACCAACATGGGAACTGGCGGCGGCGGCGCTGGTGGATTGTTGTCGGGCACTTCTACTTTAACATTTGGAACCACCTACACAATCACGGTTGGCGCTGGTGCTGCTGTGCAATCCAGCAATGGTAACGGAAACACCGGTAGCAACTCTTCGGCATTAAGTTTAACGGCCAGCGGTGGTGGCGGTGGTAGCGGTGTAAGTACTGGCGCAGGTGTCGCTGGCGCATCTGGTGGCGGTGGCTCTGGTTCGTTTGCTTCAGGAACCACATCTGGCGGCGCTGGAACTAGCGGACAAGGTAATAATGGCGGTGCCGGACAAAATAGCACCTCCGATGCTGAAGCCCAAGTTGGCGGCGGCGGTGGCGGCGCTTCTGCTGTTGGTGCGGCTGCTTCGGGTACTTCTGGCGGTAATGGCGGCGCAGGTACAGCAAGCTCAATTACTGGCTCCTCGGTAACTTACGCCGGAGGCGGCGGTGGTGGTAAACGATTAGCTGGTACTGCTGGTACGGGCGGCGCTGGAGGCGGTGGTAATGGTGGTGCAGCAGCTAACGGCTCTGCGGGTACAGCAAATCGCGGCGGCGGCGGCGGCGGTGCTGGCACGGGTGGTGGAGGTACAGTCCGCACAGGCGGCGCTGGTGGCTCGGGTGTTGTTATCCTCTCAATCCCTACAGCCGACTACACCGGCACGACAACTGGCTCACCAACGGTTACAACCAGTGGCTCCAACACAATTCTACAGTTCAACTCATCGGGAAGCTACACGGCATGACAACCCTCTCAAGCATCCTTCCTCCGGTAAACGTATCGACAGCTTCAGGCACACTACCTGCGGGTAGCGGTGGTACAGGTTTAACCTCTCCGGGTACTGCTGGCAATGTGCTGACCAGCAATGGAACGGGCTGGGTATCTGGCGCAGCCCCATCAAGCGCGGTGTCCTACCCGCAGAACGTGCAGTCCGGCAATTACACGTTGGTATTAGGTGACGCTGGCAAGCAGATATATTCGGCCAACACTGGCGCACAGACGATTACAATTCCGACCAACGCATCCGTTGCTTTTACGATTGGGTCGGTGATTACGATTGTGAATGATGGGACAACGGAAATTGTGTTGTCTAAGTCCGGTGTTTCGCTCCTGCCAAACGGATCACGTACCGCAATTCTTATACCATCAATCGCGTCTGGTGCCGCCGTACAACTTGTTAAGATAGGTACAGATACGTGGAAAGTTACTTTTGGAACAATTACCTCTAATCCGGCAACTAGTAGTTACTTAGTTGTCGGCGGCGGCGGTCCCGGAATTGGTAACTCTGCCAGTCAAGGGACAGGCGGCGGTGGGGCTGGTGGCTACCAGACAGGCACAGCACTTTTGTCAGGAACCTATACGGTTTCCGTTGGCGCTGGCGGTGCCGCAAACCTCTCAAACGGTTCAAATAGTTCCTTCAATTCCGTTACTGCTCTCGGCGGCGGCGCTGGCGCGGGCACTTATTACGCAGCGGGTTCCGGTGGTTCTGGTGGCGGCGTTTGGACCAGCGCAGGTGGTACGGGAACAGGAGGGACAGGAACTGCTGGGCAGGGGAACAACGGGGGGGCCGCGTACTATACTTCGGCTACACCTGAATATGGAAACTCAGGTGCAGGCGGCGGTGCTGGCGCGGTAGGCGGAAGCGGGACTTCTTCTCGCTCAACACCTGCGGTCGGCGGGGTTGGCCTATCGTCTTCTATTACCGGCACGGCAGTGTTCCGCGCAGGCGGCGGGGGCGGCTTTTCGTTCTCTGCTGGAAGTCCTTACACACAGGTGGGCGGAGCTGGCGGCGCTGGCGGGGGCGGCACGGGAGCAGGCAGTAGCCCAGCTACAGCGGGCGGGCAAAACACAGGCGGCGGCGGCGGTGCATGTGGCATCCTCGCTAACTCGGCTGGTGCTGCTGGCGGTTCCGGTGTGGTCATCATCCGCGTACCCACAGTCGCAGCCGCAACAGCGACCACAGGGTCGCCAACCATAACCACTGTCGGAAGCGACACAGTTTATGTGTTTAATTCATCTGGCTCAATTACATTCGCATAGGAAACATCATGGCACATTTTGCAAAAGTCATCGACAGCATCGTCACCGAAGTTCTGGTCATCGAGCAGGACGTTATCGACACGGGCCTATTTGGCGACCCTGCGCTTTGGGTTCAGACATCGTACAACACACACGGCGGCCAGCACCCAGAAGGCCGTCCGTTGCGTAAGAACTATGCTGGCATCGGATACACTTATGACGCAGAGCGCGATGCCTTCATCCCGCCACAGCCATTTGCGTCGTGGACGCTGAACGATGACGCCTGCCTGTGGGACGCGCCAACAGCCTACCCAGATGACGGCAAGCTGTATCGTTGGGATGAAACTACCTTGGCTTGGGTAGAAGTCGCAGAAGGAACTGAAGCATGATCGAGGAACTTATCAGCCGCGTGTTCTACGCACGCAACGTCGCACACTTCGAGCACTGGCGCGCCAAGGGCGACGGCAGCTTTGCAAAGCACATGTCACTGGGCGACTTCTACGACGACGTGATTGACGCTATCGACAAGCTCGTGGAGGCCTACCAAGGCGCGTTCGAGCTGATTGGCAACATACCCGCGCCAAAGGTGACCGAACGCGACGTGCTGAAGCTCCTAGAGGCCGACGCGGACTGGATTGAAGAGCATCACGAAGAGATATGCAAGGGCAACCGCGCTGTGGGCAACCTAGTCGACGGCGTCACAGACACGTATCTGACCACCATATACAAGCTGCGGAACCTGAAATGAACTTCGACATCAACACCATAGTCACTGTGCTCGCCTTTATCGGCGGCCTCATCACCGTGTGGGTGAACCTCAACAGCCGTCTGACGCTGCTTGAGGCGCGCCTTGGTTTCGGCGACGAGAAGTTCAACGCCATTGACAAGAAGTTCGACGAGGTGATGATGCACCTTCGCCGGATCGAGGACAAATTAGACCACAAGGCGGACCGGTGATGAAGCGTTTTCTGTTTGGTTTTGTAGCCGCCACTAGCGCGGCCTCCCTCGTGTTCGCGCAGACAACCCCTGCGCCAACGTCGTATGTCTACGACACGACGACGAACAGCACGTCGAACAACACCAACACGTCCACCAGCACGAACACCAACAACAACAATAACACGTCCACCAGCACGAACACCAACACGAACGTGAACCAGAATATCAACTCTGGCACGATGACCAATATCAACCAAAACACGTCCGCAAACACGAACACCAACTATAATATCAACTCTGGGACGATGACCAACATCAACCAGAATACATCGGCCAGTACGTCCGACAACACCAATCGGAATATCAATACCGACACGAGCAACAGCACGATCAACCAAAGCGTGAACAGCACGGCCAACAATACCAACCGCAACATCAACAGCGACACGATCAACAGCACGACGAACAACGTCAATCAGAACAACAACGTCAACGTGTCGGACAGCAAGAGCTACAGCGAGAGCGTCAACCGGCAGGTAATTGACCAGAACATCAAGTCGCCGCCGCCGAGCGCCATCGCGCCAAGCATGATGTCCTACAGCCAAGACCTCTGCACCACCGGCCAGTCTGGCGCGGTGCAGACGCAGATCATCGGCCTGTCGGCTGGCCGCACCGTGCGTGACCAGAACTGCGAACGGATGAAGCTGTCGAAGACCCTTTACGATATGGGTATGCGCGTCGCCGCCGTCAGCCTCCTGTGCCAAGACTTCCGCGTCTTTAGGGCAATGGAGATGGCCGGAACACCGTGCCCATTCTTGGGATTGATTGGCGAGGAAGCCCGCGCCGCGTGGACCGAAAACGTCGAGCTTCGCCCTGTTGAGAAATAAGACATACGCTTTGCGGGTTATTCTGCTGGCTTGCGCAACACCTGTTTTTGCGCAGACCTATGAGCCTGCCCTAATACCACCACAAATCAACGGCGCTCCCACGACGATGACGCCACTCAATCTGGGCGATGACAACACGCGGAACGTGGCTCTTGGCTTTGAGTTTGAGTATTGGGGCCAGACATTCACCGATGCGTGGGTGTCGAGCAATGGCTTTGTGTCGTTTCAAAGCGGGGCGCATTTGTGTTGCAATGGCCAGCCCATCGAAATGGCGCAGCGCAACACAATCTACGCCTACTGGTCAGACCTAATCAGCTTTACTGGCAACCCCTATTACCGCCGCGACAATGGCTCGATCCTCTTCGGCTGGTACGGCGTCCAAGAATACGGCACGAACAACAGCAGCACCTTCGAGATTGGCCTCTTTGCCGACGGCAAGATACAACTGAATTACGGCAATCTGGGCTTTAATGGGGGTCGTACCTTCACCGCAGGGATCACTGGTCCAACTGCGGACGACAACATCACCCTCTTCTATGGGCGCAACGCGCAGTTCCTCCAGAACCAGTCGGGCATCCTGTCGTGGATTGCGCCCGCCGCTACCGTTGACTGTAACGTGACGCCTATGGACCCAAGCTGTCCGCCAATCAGTATCGACGCGATACCTGACCCCGTGGCCGCGATTGCCGAAGCTGTTGAGCAGAGCGTGACCCTCGCACCGGAGGAGGTGGAGCAGGTGCAAGAGGTGGCGGAGATTGCGCTGGAGCGGGCTGAGGAGGTTGCGGACATCATCGAAGTCGCAGAAGAACTTGATGAGGCCGTAGACGAGACTGCGGCTGTTGCAGATGTCAGTGCGGCAGAGGCCGACGCGGATGAGCGGCTTGACCCTGACGAGGTCGCTGCGTTGGCCGCAGTTGGCCCGGACTTTGAAGCCAGCGCGCAGCAGCAGGATGTCGCCACGCAGGAAGCGCAACAGGCGCAGGGCGGTCTGCAAACGCAAACTGGCACCATGCAAGAGACACAGGACGCATCGGCGTCAGGCACGTTCACGGTGCAGGTGCGCTTCGATAACGCATTCGGCGGGTCGTTTGTGCAGGGGCCGACCGTGTCTACGGCGCAAGGGTCGTCGCCGCTGGACATGGCAATCTCGGCAGGCAGTCCGATGTCTGTGGCCAACACGGCCGAGGCACTCGGCCTCGGCTCGACCCAGCCGACAGCCTCTGGCGGAAGTGCGCCGCAGTCCGACAGCGGCGTGGCGGACAGCGAGAGCGAAACCATCGCAGCGATGGGGGCAGTACCGGGCTTCGCCGCGTACACGCAGGCGTCGTTGCAAGATAGGGCTGACTTTTACGCAATTCGTGATATATACCGCAGACGTAGGCTGCAAGACGCAAACTTTGAGATGTATCGTATGATGCAGACGAACGATGCCCGTTGGCAGGAGATGGTAGATGAGCAGTACAGATGAAGACCCGAAGGTCGCTTTTGACGAGGGCGGCTTCAGTTTCAAAATTGGCGGGCTGAGCAGCGGCAAGATTGCCATTATCTTTGCGGCCATATCGACTATTGTCGGCGGCCTGTGGGCTGGCTTTCAGGTGTACCAGCAGTTCTTGACCATGAAGGAAGTGACGGCGGCTTATGTGCCACCAGACCTGTCTGGCATCGAGGGCCGCATTTCGGTATTGGACGAGCGCGTCACGAGCGTCGAGCGTCTGACCAAAGGCAATAGCGAAGCCCTGAACTACCTGACCGGCTCGATCTCCAGCAGCGTGGGCGCAACGCGCCAGACCGTTGACGCGGTGTCGAGCAGTGTTAGAAACAGCGACGCGCAGAACATGTCAATGCAGCGCGCTATCATAGACCAACTGCGCGAGCAGGATAGGGAGCAACAGCGCCGGATCAAGGAACTTGAGACGGAGACCGCTGCACGTATTCAAAAGACGCTGGCGAACCCGCTGGCCGGAAAGGACTAAAGATGGAAGATAAACTGCTTGATGCGCGCATTAAAGCGCTATGGCTTGCCGCCCGCACGATGGCCTTCGTCATCGTCGCGATCACCTGTGCCATGATTGTTGGCCTGTTCGTGTCGAACGAAATCATCGACAACAAGGACGTGTTCGGCCTGCTGTCATACGTTATGACTTCGGTTGTCGGCGCTGTGGCTGGCTCCTACGCCACGCTGATGGGCATGAAGGGCGAACTAGTCCCGCCACCACCAGAAGACCGCAACGACCCTGAGCCAGAAGAGCCTGCTTCGCCGCCGCCCGCGCCGCTCGACCTGACACCAGAAATGCAGCCAGAAGCGCCCAAAGCATACGACGATCCGCAGGCCACCGTCTTTATCGACGAGCCTGAAGACGATGATGACGACATGGAGCCTTGGGAAAAGTATCGCAATGACATGCGCTATGACGCCAATGGAGACGGCGTGGTCGATGCAAATGATTTCCCGGATTGGAGGAGTGCTGGCAAATGAGCATGATTGAACTTCAGAAGAAGATCGGTGTAACGGCTGACGGGGCCTTTGGCCCCGGCACACTGAAGGCTGCTGCATCTTACTTCAAGCTAAACAATAACCGCGCTGCCCACTTTTTCGCTCAGTGCGCGCACGAGAGCGGCAACTTCAAGGCCTTCAGCGAGAACCTGAACTACGGTGCCAAGGGTCTGCGCGGCATCTTTGGGAAGTACTTCCCGACTGACGCGCTGGCCAAGGCATATGAGCGTCAGCCAGCCAAGATTGCTAACCGCGTCTATGCCAACCGCATGGGCAATGGTGACGAGGCGTCAGGTGAAGGTTTCGCATACAAGGGCCGAGGCCCCCTCCAACTCACGGGCAAGAACAATTACCGCGCATTCGGCAGGTACATTGGCCGCGAACAGGAGATTTTGGACAATCCAGACCTCGTCGCTACCGAACTGGGCTTTGAAAGCGCCCTGTGGTTCTTCGACGCAAACAAGCTGTGGTCGATTTGCGATCAGGGCATCAATGACGCTGCCATCCTCGCACTGACGAAGCGGATCAACGGGGGCACGCATGGCCTCGAGGACCGCAAAGCTAAGACCAAGAAGTATGCTACTTGGCTCTAAGGAGAACGATTATGCTTAATCTAAAGAAACTTATCCAAAAAGAAGCCGAGAAGGCAATCCTCAAGAAAGCCGTCGGTAAAATCTTGCCGATGGACGGCGAAGCGAAGCCCGCCCTCGGTTGGAAAGCCAAGGCTGCGGCCATACTTGCCACGATTGCCACAGGCGCGACACTGCTTTCGCAGTACCTCGCCGGGTAAACAACAAATTCGCCGCGCTAGTCGCGGCGAAGGCTGTTATTATGCGTTAAATCTGTTATAGGGGCACGTTATGGCCACTGCGATGACATTCACGACGTTGAAACAAGACGTGCAGCGCTACCTTGAGCGCGGCGACACGCTTGCGTCCGACCCTATCGTCTTCGAGCAAATCCCGCGTCTAATCAACCTCGCCGAGCGCCGCATCGCTCGCGAGTTGAAGATACAGGGCTTCATCAACGTGGTCACCACGCAGCTCGCCGCAGGCAATCCCGTCGTAACTAAACCCGACCGGTGGCGCGACACTGTGTCCGTGTTCATCGGCACCGGCGCGAGTAACAACAGCCGCACGGCCCTGTATACCCGCAGCTACGATTATTTGCGCAGCTACTGGCCAGACGCCACCGAAACCGGACAGCCCGTATTCTACAGCGATTATGACTATAATCACTGGCTTGTCGCGCCGACGCCGGACATAGACTACCCTATCGAGATCCTATACTACCAGTTGCCGCCACTCCTCGACGAGGAGGCGCAGACAAACTGGCTCACTGAAAACGCGCCTGAAATACTTCTGTACGCCACCCTCTTAGAGGCGACGCCATTCCTGAAGAACGACGAGCGCATCCCTGTATGGCAAAATATGTACGACCGCGCGGCTGGCATGTTGAACGGCGAAGACCTCGCCAAGATACTCGACCGAACCGCTGTGCGTAAGGAGGCTTAAAGATGTCTGGCAGTTTCACACAAGTCTTCGGCGGCACGACGATATACCCCGCAGACGTTTCGTACTTGGCGTTGGCGCTCACCGCCGACATCACGCTTAACTGGCCGGTTGGCGCAGGCGAGGGCGACAGCGTTGTCGCGCGTATCATCGACATCACACCAACGGGGCCTTTCACCGTCACGCTGCCTGACGCGACCGCTGTCAGCGTCGGCCAGACAATCCTGTTTAACAACCTCGGCCCCGACACAATCACCATCGACAACGCCGCTGGTAACGCAATCCTGAGCATCGGCGCGGGCGAGCAGTGGCAGGCGTACCTCATCGACAACACCACCATCGGCGGTGTCTGGCGCACGTTCCGCTACGGCGCGGCTGTGGCGCAGGCTCAGGCCGCCGCGCTGGCCGGTGCCGGTCTGGTCGCAGACGGCTCGGAACTTGCACAGAATTACGAAGTCATCGACTTCTCCGCCACGCCATACTCGTTGACCGCGCCTGATCGAGCGAAGGTCTTTGTCTGGAACGGCGGCCTCGGCACGATGAACTTGCCGACTGCTGTCTCCGCTGGCGACGGTTGGTTTGTGCAGATCCGTAACGGTGGCCAAGGTGACCTGACCATCGACCCGTCCGGCTCCGAGCTTATCAACGCCGCGTCCACGCTACTCTTGCAGCCCGGCGACAGCGCCGTGGTCGTAAGCGACGGCATCCAGTGGTACACTATCGGCCTCGGCC